TCTTTGACAAGCCGCTGTCCCCCCGGCGGCACCTTGAAACCGAAACTCATACCTTTTATATCCTTCCGGTCTACCAGCACCTTCGTATCCTTCGCGTAGGATGTATCCGGCAGATCGGCGTCCATCCTCAAGCCCTTCGCATCCTCGGCGAGTCGCAGGGTATTGTTCGATGTACGCCCTAGCAATTTGGAGCGGTCATGGTCCACCAGTGCCCGAATATCATGGCCGAACCCCCCGGCTATCGCAGTTTTGAACGCCCCAGGCATGACCCGCTCTTTGAAACCGCCGAGATCGGCAGACAGCGCACCAAATACAACCGGGTATCCGGTCATTCCATTCGATTCGCCGGCTTGGCCGACTCGCAATTCAAGGTCACTGGCCTCTACAACTCGGATTTCATAATCGTTTGTCATTTTCAAACCCTCACCTTGGTTAGCACTTGATCGGCAATTTCAGCCGGTCGGGTTGTTTCCCATTCGTCGATTACATCGTCAGCGGTGGCGCCAGCGTCGATTGCCGCGCCGATGGCGCGGATGGAATCAGCGCAATGGCGCTTGGCGTAGTCGGTGGGCGCCAGACCGATTGCGGCAGCCTTGAATGAAGCCGTCATCGCGCGGGTTACAAGGTCCGCGTGAGCGGTATAGAAGTTGTCGGCCCACGCGCGCAGCTCATCGGGATGCCCGACAAATTTCTTAGCGGCCCGGGCGAATGCTTTTGATTCCTTCGTCAGCACGCGCTGGGCCGCGTCGATGATAAGCGCCCGACTTGCGGGGGCTTGATCGTCAACATCGGATTTCGGCGGTGTGGGCGCGGTAAGAGCGCCGCCCCCACCGATTGGCGTCATGTTCAAAGGTTGGAGCAATGAATCGCCGCCCGCGACCGGGGGCAAACCCTCTTTTTCGCGGATTTCATTGACCGTCAACCAGCCACCTTGACGGCCCTGCATATAGGCAGCGTTGCGAGCGGCAATATCGGCGCGGAGCAAACCGTCAAGATCAAATTTGACCTCAAGCGATGGTTTCTCCCGCTCAAGAAACAGTTTGCGATTTGCTTCTTGCTCCCATTTTACGCACCACGGTTGCAAGCAATCCGATACGAATTCGCGGGATTGAAATTCGATATTTGAGAATGTGCCCCGCTCAAGATCGCCTACCTTGTGAAGTGGCACGCGATAGATTCGCGCTATCTCCCGAATCTGGTTGACGCGGGCCTGCAATGCCTGGGCCTTTTCAGGGTCGGTACTGGTAGGGGTAAATTTGTAGTCGGGCGGTAGTAATCCAATCTTCAATGCATTGTCAGGCCCCGCATATTTCTTTTTCCAACTTGCAACAAAGTTTTCGACAGCCTCCGGTTTCATCCCCGGTGGCAGCGTCAGGATGCCGCCGACGTTTGATCCATTGCCGAAAAACTTGGCGGCGAACCGTTCAAGGGCCAATGATAATCCGACTGACTGGCGGGCCTCCATGATCGGACTAATGGGCGTGATACCATCCAGCGTCAGGTTGACAACGGAAAAGACTTGATCGGGGGTCAGGTACATCATCGTTGTACCCACTTGTGTCAGATAAAGAAGCTGGCCGAACATCCTGATTGGCCGAGTCACTGCGGAGCGAAGTGGGTACAAAGCCACCGGGATACCCTGCGGGTCTTTTTCGATGAACGCATTACAATGCCCCCAGAGCAGAAGATTGAGCATCATTGTTTCGCGGAAAACTACGCTGGTCATCAACTCATTTGGTTCATCGTGCAATAGGCGATAAACCGGGTGGTCAATCACCTTTTCCGCTTGATCCTTTTTCTGGACGTGAATGGGGAGAGTACCTATCGTATTTGCAATGACGCTAACGCAAGCGTAAACGGCGGATGCGGTCAACGCGCTATATTCATCAACAACAATCCCCGCATCGGAGCGGCCAACAGCGTTAAAAATGCCGATGGTAGGCGGGAGATAATCCGATGGTTGCCAATTCGGATTGGTTGGCTGCCAGCCCCCGCCTTGAAAACTCATCCGCTTTTCGTCATTGCTACGGCCAAACAATCTTTGTAACAAACCCATTTTCTCGCCTCACTCTCATAGCGTGATTAACTCTGGATGCTTTTCGTAGTAATTGGAGCAACCTGACGCATCCTTGCCTTTGCCGAATTTGAGACTATTGACGGCCATATTCATGGAAACTACTGAATCCACCCGGCCCCGCGAACGGCCCTTGACCACCCAGTTGTTTTCCTGGTCATCGACCTTTATCGCGGCGCAACTTACTTGCCATGAGAAACAAGGATTCAGCGGATGCACCAATTCTTTTGTGATTACCATTCGTTCAACCTCTTTCGTCGCGGGCGAAAGACTCCATCCTTGTCGGACGGTTACAACGGGCAGCCCCGCGTCGATGAGATTTGAAAGTAGCATCTGCTGGCCAGCCGGATCGGCTCCGATTTCAACAACGTCCAGAATGTCGCAAATCGCCTTGATCCGCTTTTCGACCGCGCGATAGTCCACCGCGTTGCCATCCGTCGCGGTCAGGTATCCTTGTTTAACCCACAATTGATATGGTGCCCGATCCTGCTTCTGGCGTCTCAATGCTCCGGCGACGGTGTTATCCCCCGGTATGAAAATCTCCGGCCAGATATAAACCTTGCCATCTTTTTCAATGGCCGCGACAACGGCGGTCGTGTCAACGCAACTACTTAAGTCAACGCCGAGCGCCGCCTTACACCCCTTGAAATCCTCAAGTTTGAATGGCTGGCCACAGGCTTGCCATTGCTCCAATGACAACCATGCCTTAGCTGCATGGACCCACTGGTTCAACGCGAACTGGCGGAAGATGCTCATTTTCCGGGGAACCTGAAGCGCTTCGCGGTAATCCTTTTCGTACTCACTCACCGGCACCGTCACGCCCAGGTTAGGCGCGGCCAATCTCCAATTGTCGGGATTTGAAATATCCGCGTCGGCCGGTACTTCATAGATGCACGGAAGGAATGTCGGATCGGCAATCAATCCATCCCGTACCCCGCAAGCGTACTGGTGGACCTCGGCGGCGATAGATTCAGGATCATCCCCCGCAGTAGTTGTAAACAGTAATAACGGTTGGGAACGCGCTCTAGTTGAAGTCTCAAGGGCGTCAACTAACTCCGCATCGACTACGAATAGCTCATCGACCAAAACCCCGTGAAGATTGCCGCCGTGGAGCGTAGCGGAATTGGAATGCAGAACCTTGTACGTCCCACCATCGGTCAGGTGTCGGATTGACCGCGATAGAATCTCTGCGCGGGTCGATAGCTGTGGCTCAGCTTGGATCATTGCGACGGCCGCCTTGAATATTTTGGTTGCCTGCTCACTACTCCCCGCAGCAGATACTATTTCCGGTGCCGGCTCACCATCGCAGAATAGCAAATAATTAGCGATGATCGCGGCTAGTTCGGTTTTACCTTGCTTTTTAGCGATGAAAAGCAACGCCTTGCGGAAACGTCGCGTGCCGTCCGCAATGGATCGCCAGCCAAATAGGTTGCCGAGAAATGCTACCTCCCACGGTTGCAGCACCACCTTTTGGCCTGTCCATTTTGAGTTGGTGAACGTACAAATCTCGTGCGCGAAATCGACAACACGCTGCGCGGCCCAGCGGTCGAAATAAAACCCGTCCGCATTAGCCCACGGGTCGAATCCGGGGATTAAAGTGCGGCAAGCGGTTTCAATTTGGTCTGCTGTCCAGGTCATTTACTTCCAATCTCAAGGGCAAATTAAAAAAGCGTTCCTTCGTATCGACTTGCCCCGCTGGCGGCATAGTGACTTCAATCCGCGAACGCGCGGACGGATTCATGCCGAACGCCGTTTCGATGCGGGATAGTTCCTCAGATAGCCCCCGGATGATTGATGCGAACGCACTCGGCTGGATCGCCTTTACTTTTCCCTCTGCATCCTTGTACACGCTAACTTCCCCAGCCTTTTCGATCATCTGCAACGCCTGACGCCACCGTACCCATGTTGTCGCGTAACGGATGATCGCATTTCCATCGACAGCCCCGATCAACCCCATGGCGCTAAGCATCTTCACCACGCGGCGAAACTCTTTTTTGGCGTCGGCGTTCAACCACTTCGGGCATGTTGGTTTACCAATCGGGCGAGCCTCATTGGCGACAGCACGATCAGCGCGGAATGTCCCTCGTTGAAGTTTGATCGCGGTGGGTACGGGTTTTGGACCTCTGGCGCCCACGGCTATACCTCCCCCTTAACCGCAACCCACCCCGCGAAATTCATCCAGCGCCAGAAGCAATCGACCTCACAGAAACCAGCCGACTGCAATAATTGCTCATTCCATTTGGCCGTAACCGGCACGAGCACGCCTTCCAAACTCATGCGCTTGCGGGCAATGTCATCGGCGGTATATCCATTTGCGTGTTTCATCGCGTAGTAAATTTCAACCATCAAGTCATCAAGGTCGGCACACTCGCCTAGAATCTTTTCGACTAGGATGAATGCACCGCCCGGACGCAATCGCTTATAGACGGACCTGACGATTTTCTGCCGGTACTCAATGGGCGTGAATTGAAGGGTCAAGACTGAGAGTACAACCGAAGGCAATACGTTAGGCGGGAGTCCGTTCCGTAAGTCATGCTTCCAGATATTGACTACGCCGTTGTCAATCCAACCTTTGAACCGATCTTTTGCCGCCTGGATCATGGGGTCCGAAACGTCTAGCCCCATGAAACGGTTGGCCGCACCAAAGCGGTCAAGCAGCGGCGCCAGTGCTTCCCCTCGGCTACAACCAATGTCAACGATGTGCGTATTAGGCTGGACGTACCGGGCGGCAACATCCGTCACCGCGGCGCGCATGACTTCGTACTGGGGAATCGACCGCGAAAGCATGTCATCGAAAACGGCGGTAACGTCACCATCGAATTGCCACTTTGCCCCCGGCTGTACATGGTCTATTTGAGCTTGCATAAAACTCCCTCGGCGACCGCGCGGGCTACATGGAACATCATCAGCGGCGGAACTGCTCGGCCGATTCGTTCCCACTGCTGCGCATACGATCCGGTCAAGATGAAATCAGCGGGGAAACCTGATAGCCGTTTGACTTCGGCGATGGAAAATTTGCGATACTCAAACGGATGGGCTACCCCTGCGGTGTGATTCGTTCCATTTTTGACAACGATGGATGGACAGGGTGAATCGGGGTCCGGCCTGACCAATTGAAAATACTTATCCGACTTTGGCCCGCCCGGCGTTAGCTTTTCCCACTCGCGGCCGACCGCATATCCGGTCATGTCGGTTTCAACTTCAACCGGCGGCGCTTTGATCGTCTCATCGGCTAGCCATGGCAGGGCTTCGCGGATCGTATAACGGTAAGGCAATGGTTTGGGGTGGACCGGCTCAAGATTTAGATCGGACCTTACGCCGACAAATATCAACCTCGCACGAGCTTGCGGTACGCCTAGCCACTGGGCGTCTAAAACTTTGGCCGTTACCCGATACCCGCAGCCTTTTAGCGCCGCCAAGATTTGGAGGAAATAACCCTTTGAAATCCCGCACACCAACCCCGCAACATTCTCCGCAACAAATGTCCGCGGCTGAATCCCCTTGAGCAATCGGACGAATTCAAAAAACAAATCGTCAGTCCGTTGCCGAGTATCGCTATATGACCGCACCTCGCCCCAATGAGCCGACCGCTTGCCCGAAACGGAAAATGATGCGCATGGGGGCGAGCCGTCCAACAGATCCAATTCCCCCGCGCTGAGTTTGCAAGCTGCCAATACCTCGTCAGGCTGGACCTGGCGAATATCGCGGGGGTCAATGATCGTCGAGGGTGAGCAATTAGCGCGATATGTTTCCCTAGCCGCTTCAATAAATTCGTTAGCCCATGCGACTTTGAATCCCGCCATCCGGTATCCAAGACAACTCCCGCCGGCCCCTGAAAAAGTTGACGCCACGGTAAACCCGTTCCAAGGCACAGCGGCAATCTCGGCCATGGTGGGAATTGAATAAGGGGGCTTGTCGGTTGCGGTACTCATCGGGTTGCCCCCGGATTCGATAACCATTGCGACGGGTCTAGTTGTAATGGTTGCCGCTGGTAGATCGGTACGGTCAACGAATCCATGGCCGTAGCCGGGGAAGTAGCGCAGCCCAGGAATGGGTAAACCGGAGTCGCGTTGCACCCATAGCCGCATATCATTCATCCCCCGGGGCCGATGATCCTGACCATCGGTAGTGACATTTGGGACACTCGAATTGCGTTTCGATATTTTCGTCAACTACGGGAAAATCAGCAGGTGCCTCAACCGTTGCCGTCCGGTCAATCAATTCCGAAATTTCATCAAGGCTAAAACCGGCTGAAACCGCTAAGTCCGCATTCTCACATTTCAACGCGGTAAGAATTTCGACCAGAGCCTTTTCATCAAATTCAGAACTGTCAGCGCTGCGGTTATCAACAATTGAAAATGCCGTTGCCTCACTGCCAGTTAATTCGGTTTTGACAACTTGGATTTCGGTCCAGCCAAGCGCCTTTGCGGCTTCAAGTGTTCCATTTCCCGCGCGGACAATCCCGTTAGCATCCACGACGATTGGTTTCTGTTGGCCGAACCGCGCCAAGCTACCTTTGATAGTTTCGAGATTCCGTTCTGGGTGGACGCGGACGTTACTCGGATCGCTTGAAACTGAATCAATTGGAACGGTTTCAATTACCATCTGGTACTCCTACGAAGGCCATTGCTAGCAACGACTCCGGCTTCCCCGCTGTTTGTTTGTCCCGCCCGATTCAACCTACCCACCTACCCCCGAAAACCTGACCGAATAAAAGGAAGGCGGCGGGACGGTGTCCCGACTGCTAATTTTGTAGCTTTTTCAGCCCCCTATGGGGGCCAATATAGTAGCGGTCGCGCCAATTTATGGGCACATTCTCCTACGCTTGCCACGCGGCTTGCCGTATCGCACGGGCTGCCACGCTACCCATAGCTCGTCAACGTGATTCATGGTCCACGCGGCATCAACATTCTCACTACGCGGGATGCCGGTAAGGTCCATATCCATCACGATCCCCTCGGCGTAGCTCACAAGCAGCACCCGCTCGGTGGGCGCCAGCCCCCGCAGCATCCGAAGTTTCAATCGCCTGGCCTTGTCAAACGTCAAAAGCGGCAGCGGCATATCATCGACCGGCAACCATGCCCATGACCGTTGCTTTAGTAGGTTGAAGATCGTCTTCGGACAAACATCAAGCGCCAGCGCGATGCTGCTCTTAGTGAAATAACGAGATAGAGCACGAGCCGCTTTGACTTGTGAGACTGATAGTTTTGCCGCGCTGCGCGGTTTGAGTAGATCAATCATTGTTCGCCCCCGCGTCCGCGTAAACGGCTTCAATCCTGCCTGTACGGGTCTCTGCGAGAAGTTCTGCATTGCCTTCATTTGGTACAACGCAACCAGCCGGGTCAGTCACATAGACCATCGCCCACCCTTGTTCAACATCGAACGCAAAGCAAAATGGAAGCTCTGTACCGTCACAGGATACCCGAATTGGCTTGGGCGGCATGGCATCCCGAACATCACCGCGCAGTAAATATGGGTCAGTGTTATTCATTCGTCACCCCGCGGCGTCCACGCCAGCCATAGCTTTGCCTCAACCATGTCCCTTTCCCCCGCGCTGGTACTGGATGCGAGGCGCTTGGCGTAGGCGGTTTGATCGGCTTTGCGGCTATGAACCATGTTTCGCAGGCTCCGCAATCGGAGCTTCATCGCCTGTTCGATTGTGAGCGCGGGTAGATCGCCGACAATAAGCGGATCGCAATCGAGCTTCATTGATCGAATAGACGCGGGCGGAAAGGAATAAATCGGCCCGATGGTTTGCGGCGAAAAACCGCACCTATATAGCGCGATTATATGTCGAACTGTATCGGTTGAGATTGTAAGCGGATGGACGCGGTTGGCCCCGGACGGCAATTCGTTGACCCCCGTTGCTTTTAGATTCCCGGTCAAGAGCGCGTGACAAGCGGTACATGAGGATCGGAAGTTATCCGGGTCCAAGCGTGCGCCGCCTTGCGTTAAAGGAATTCGATGGTCAACCAAATTCGCGGCCAAAGTACAATCACTTGATCGGACCTCACATATAGGATGCTCTGCAAGGTATGCTTTGCGAGCCTTTTTCCAATCATGGCCGTAGCCGCGTTCGGTTGCGCTACCCCGCGACTCATCGTATGATGGAGCGCTGACAAGCGGTTGATGGGCTGGTGGCGAATACGGCATAAATTATCCCGCTATCCCCGTAACGCGAACGTGCTGTGGAACTGGACTACCGGACGGGGCCATGAAATAAAACAGGTACGAATAAACCGCTGGAAGCCACT